TTTCTTTTGATAGATTCAATTTTTATATACTCTCCATTTTTTGTTTCTTCCATCCACTCATAGCACATATTATATCTTTGTTCAGTAGATATTATATCTAGAGCTAGTTTTAGTCCTGATTTTTCATTTGATCTAGAAATTTTGGCTTCAAACTTATCATCTTCATCATCAATCATTTTTAAGGTTCTAATTGTTCCATAATCAAGTTCACATTCTGCACAATTACGAATTGTTTGTGTTAATTTCTTTATTTTACTCATTTCATTCTTCAATTAGTTTTCTCCTTTTTTATTTGTGCATCTCTCCACCGAAAAGCCAACATAATACCATTAGTTACTGAACCTTTCATACCTTTTCCACCATTTTCAAGCAATCCAGTATGAATATACATAGTAAGATGATCTACAAGTTCTTCAAAGTTCATTTCTTCTATTTTTTTCATTTTTAGCTCCTCTTGACTTTCGTAAAAAATAGTGTTATATTAGTATGTATAGAAAAGTAACTAATTTACTAAACACTTTCATATGTAATAAGGATACAATATATGCTAGAAAAAGTCAATACCAAAGTCAATTTTCTTTTCTTTTATGCTAAATCTCCAAAATATTATTATTATTATCTTAATAATGGTAAAACATCGTATGCTATAGAATATATAGATACATACAAATTTATACATAACTATATATCTGATAAGACTATACTTGAAAAGGTAAGAAAAAAGCTTTCAGTACATGAACATTTCCTACTTGACATTCAGAATCAAATATGTTATGATTTAGAGACAGAAAATATAGATGAATTACTAAAAAATGAAATGATTCCTTCTGTGATAAAAGCTGAAAAAGCTCTTATTGAACAAAATAGAGAAAGTTCAAAAACATTTACTGAACTGAATACTAGCGAATTTAATAAATTATTTGGAGAATAAAATATAAGTGTATAATTATACAATTTCTAAGTCATCAGAAAAAATTTCAGCATTTAGAAATCTGATAGGTAAACTACATAAATATCATAATAAAGAATATGATTGTATATATTCATATTTTGAAAATGTATTATCTTCATTCTATTGCAAAAAGTCTCACTATAAAAGAATTATTAGATTTAGTATAAATTTAGCTCTTAATCTTAAAAGAAGAAAAAGACTATTTGACTATTATGCTAATATTGAAAATTCTAAAGTTAAGTCAAATTATATTCAAATTCCTCTTAAGTCAAATTACTATAGTGATAAACAATATTTAGAAGAAAACAATATTTGGAATATGAGTGTATCTAAATATAAATTATCATATCATATGATCTTAGTATGTATAAAACTACTTCAAAAAATAAATATTGTTTCAATTGAAAAAGGTTATAGAAAATATAATCTTCTCGAAGTCATTGATGGAATTCCTAAATATGAAGTAGATGAATCAGTAATGACAAAACTATACATAAAAGATGATCTAGAATGGAATATAGAAAAGCATCTAGATAAGGAAAATCAACTTAATTTTCTTAAAGCAGTGGAAATTCATACTATACTTAATATGTCCTTAAAACAAAAAACTGATATTAAACATAAAATTCTTTCTAAAGATTATGTTGTAATGACAGAAAAAAGTTATGATCAAAATGATACTTCAATACATTATAGAAGAGCGCCATTAAAACATAGAATATTTATGCATAAATTAAACATAAAAATACAAAAAATGGGCTTTAGTCCATGTATGCATCAATCTAGAATATTTGGCTATAATACCTATGAAAATGGAAGGTTTTATGATCCTATTACTTTTATAAAAAAAGCAGTAAGAGAAAAACTACTCAAATATTTCAATTATAAAGAAATTGACTTTGAAGCTTCAGCTATAAATATATTTCATGTTTATGATTCTGGAAAAAGATATAAAGGCGATCCTTATATAGCAGTCATGTTAAATACAGAAGAAGCTAAAAAACATTTAGGCAATGTTGATATTGTTAATTGGAGAAAAATATTTAAGAATATTATAAATATAAGTCTTGCTACTTCTTACCATAAAGGTAAAGCTGCAATAATAAATCTTCTCATTGAGAATAATCTTTATAGGTTAGATGAAACTCCTATATTACAAGACGGAACTTTGAAATTTTCATGGTATTCTATTTTTACTTCTATTAAAGAAACATTTCCTTCCCTATATGAAAAGAATTTTATTTTTAATAATCAGTCATCAAGCATGATGAATATTGAAAGTCATTGTGCTTTGCTTATGAAAAAAGAAATGTTAAAGCAGAATATATATCCAATTACAATTCATGATGCTTTTATAGTTCCTGAAAGTAAATATGATTATTTTAATACTTACAAAGATAATGCTCTTCATGTAAGTATTTCTAGGTATTTTAAGAATCAAAGAAAAAAAATTGTATCTTCTCTTATCAGTAAAAAACTCAATTCTATTCTAAAAATTAAATTATCTATTACTCAACCTATTTTCTATTATCTTAAATCTCTTCACTCTAATACTTCTTTTAACAATTCAACTCATTTTAACTCTAATATTATTATATATAAATCTATTGAATATTGGATAATGGTTCTAAGAAGAATTTTATTAGGAAAAAAAATAAATTGGGAGAAATTAAAAATTGAGTTAGATATTCCAGATGAAAAATTGGAGTTGAGTATTCCCTAGAGTTCCCTAGTATTCCCTAGAGTGCCTTGACATTCAGTGTAACTAATAGTATGATAAAGCTGGCGTCGCCAGTAAAAAATATTTAGTCCTTATAGGACACAATTCAAGGAGAGTCATAATCATGGCAAAAACACAAGAAGAACAAGAGCGCGAGGATCAAGAAAATTTTGAAAGAGCGAAGGCAGAGAGAGAAAGAGCAAAAAGGGAAAAAGCAGATAAGGATGAAAAAAAGAATAATACCTTTAGCTTTGATGAAGTAAAATTTGCTGGATTAGAAGTTGATAGGTATAAACAATTTAGGTTTATGGGAGGATTGCTTGCATATCCACGAAAACCTTATTCTCCTAAAATTGTAAGACGATCAAAGATTCTTGGTGATAGTGATAAGTCAATTTTTGTAAATTGGCCTTCAAGAGAAGAAAAACCAGATTGGATTCTTTGGAAGATTTATGATAAGGTTATGGCATATAAGTGGAATAAGGAAAAGGGAAAGAATGGTGAAAGAGAATATCTTCATCAAAATTCTCATCCAAGTCTTTTTTCAAGAGTTTCAAAAAATAACAAAAGTAACCAATATGAAAAAGGTTGGTATCCAGAAACATTTTTAGTATGTAATGTTCTTGATCGAGATTTAACAGCATGGCATGAGAAAGAGAAGCATACCGCTTTGATTTCAAAGAAAATCAATGTAAGTGGAGAAATTGAATATCCAGCAATAGGCATTCCATTAAGTCTTTACAATAATATCTATGATGATATTGTTGATGTATATGGAACATTTTCAAAGTATGATGTTGTTATTCAAAAACTTGATGATGATCCTTATTATAAGGTGTATCATTCATTCAAAGATCAAGAAAAGACTATTGCCAAATTTAAGAATGAAGCTGATAAGATTAGAAAGTATGATGAGTATTCAACACGACCTCTTACTGAAGGTGAATTAAATTATGCAATGTATGATCTTGATAGGCTGTATGGAGTAACTTCATATTCAAAGATTCTTAAAAATCTTAAATTATTTATTGCTCAAGTTGATATGGCATTCAATACAAAATATCTTCAAGAGCTTGAAGAACTTGCTTCAAAAGAACAATCTGAACGAAAAAATACTAGTGGTGATTCAAAAGAAGCAGAAGAATCATATCCTAGTAGGGAAGAAAAAGAAGAAGTTGAAGAAGATGATGAAGAATTTATTCTTAAAGAACACTTAGATAAGAACAAGGATATGTATAAGGGTTTAGAATTTCTTACCGATGAAAATAAAGAAATGATTATTGGTGTAGAATCTAGTGGGCAATTTAAGTATGATAAAAAGAATTCTGGAAGAAAGTTTAAGTGTGCTAATAAAACAATAGGCTGTAATTTTATTTCACCTGAATCATATACTCACTGCCCTCTTTGTGGATATGAATTTTAATAACTAATGATAATCTCCCTCTGTAACTAAATATAGAGGGAGATTATTATGAAAGAATCGGATATAAATACTATTATAGTAAATAGTTTTGGAGAAAATGATAAATATTTTAGCTATAAAATACCTGATCCTCCAAAATCAGTTGCACGAATAGCAGTAGAAAGACCATTTGACGGATTTTCTGTAAGAAATAAACCAATATATTTTGAAACAAAGTTATTAAAAGGATATCAAGCATTTAACTTTGGACTAATAAAGGATCATCAATTAAGAAATTTGGATGTTATAAAAAGAACTAATAGTGAAGTTGAATCTATTATTATTTTAGCAGTATGGGAATCTAGAAAATATTTAGATATATATATATTTGATATTTTGTTTATACTAAATAGAATAAAATTAGGTGATAAATCAGTTTTGAAAAAAGAGCTTCTTTCATTAGAAGATAAATATAGTATTAAAGTAAAAAATAAATTATTTGATGCAGAAGAAGCACTAAGTAAGATAATTAGATGAGGAGTTAATAGAATGGCAACAAGTAGGCATTATAGGAAAAAATGTAGACACTGTGGAGAATGGATTGAATATTTTCATGGAGAGAAAGAAGAAATATGTCCTAAGTGCGGAATGAATGATTATATTAAACCTGAAACAGAAACAGATTTATTTTTGCTTCAAAAAAAATACTTAGATACAAGAGATAAAAAATACTTAGGTGAAATATATAAAATACTTGTAAAGTATGGAGCATCTAAAATTAAAAAGATGCTTAACGGAAATGTCATATATAGTGTGAATAAAATTGAAGAATGTAGTCATGATGCCGCTACAATGCTGATAAGTTACTTTTTACAAAATCCAGATTTTAAGATTGAAACTAGCTTTATGGGATTTTTAACAAAATCAATTGAATTTGTTTTATATAATAAAAAGCAAAGAAGAGTGGAAGACATTGACTCTTTGAATGCTCATATTGATGATGCAGATAAAGATAAGCTTGACCTGTTTCAATTTGAATCATTATTTAATCCTATTCATGATGAATTTAATGAAGAGAATTATTATGGTGATAATATTACTGTAGAACTTATATCCTTATTAAGAGGAATTACAAAAGAAATTAAAAAGAATTATGGCGGAGCAATAGCACTTAAAAATCTTATAGGTATTCTTCATTCAGTCAAATGCAAAAGAAATGAAAAAATGATAAGTGAATATTATAATCTTTATGGTGGATATGAACTTAAGAGCATGGTAGACAAAACATTACTAATATTACATAAACATATCAAAAATAGACTGTGAGGAATAAATGATTGAAGCAAGTAATTTTCACCAAGAGACGATAAAAGAGTATTTCAAAAAACATGAGTATAATAAAAATATTGATGCTATTTTTAAGATTGTAGATTTATTATTGTATGAAGGAATGCGTTCAACAGATGCATTTTATTTATATAAGATGTTAGGGCTTAAAGACTTTTCTAGAATTATAAATATTTTAGATGGAAAGGAATTAAAGTTACCTTCTAAAAAAGACTTTGAAGATAATCTTCTTTGTGCTTTATTTTATTATGAAAGAGAAATAAATCACTTATCATGGACTGATATAAAAAAGAAGTATCCAGAAATACAAATTAAGTCTATAAAACATGCATATAAGATTAAAAGTCTTAATTCATTTATACATAACAAAATTATGGAACAATTATATAAAATAGAGGATAAAAAAGATGAGTGATATACCTAATATTGAAGAAGAAATTATAGGAATAGTAGATGGATTAAATACTAATGAAGTAGAAAAAGAAACTAGAATAATTAAGTCTATAAATCCAGTAGATGAATTTAGAAGTACAGTATTTGGATTTTATGAAGATAGGCTAGAACGAATAAAAAAAGATGAAGCTTTAAGAATGAAAGTAGAGCAAAAGTTAGCTGAAAAAATTGAAACAGATGATCTTAGTACAGCACAACTTATTTCATTATCATTGCAGTTACGAGAATCAACAACTGGAGCTATTCATTCAATGCTTGGAATTCTTAAACCAGTACCTAATGCAGAAAATCAATTACTTTCAAAATCACAAGACGATAAACCAGAAGATCATTTAGATTATAATAAAGTTGAATCAGAAAGTCTTAGTAGGCTTATTAGAATGATGCAAGTATTTGAAAAATTAGAAAAGGAAGGAAATACAAATAATACATAATGAATCAACTTACATACGAAGAGTTTGTATTTTATTTTGAAAAGAAAAATAAATTTCCTGATAATTCCTATGTTTCACCTAAAGGCTATAATGAATCTCAATTAAAGTCAAAATATAAAAAATACATTAAAGCAATAAGTAAATCAATTGCTAGAATACAAAAAGATAGTACAAAACAATTAAGTAAAAAGAAAGAAAGACTTCAAAAAATAGATGAAAAATGGGAGCGAGTAAAAGAAATAGTTGATAAGAGAGATAAGAAACAATGTAGACTTTTTTCTATTCTTTCAGATGAAGAAAAGAAATTAGTTATAGGTGATATTAGAGGAAAATTTAAGACTATTGATAGAGCGCATGTATTTCCTAAAAGTACATATAAACATATGAAATATAATAGTGAAAATGTTGTTTCTCTTTTTAGGCTGTTTCATTCAAGACTTGATACCTGTAGAAATCCATTGACTGATGAAAGTATAACTAATGAAGAAAGATATGAATGGTGGAAAAGAATAGTAGGGGAAGAGAAGTATTTATATTTGTGTTCATTAACGCATAAAATTCAGGAGGAAGAATAAATGACAGTAGAAGAGAGACTAAAAAAATTACAAGCAGTAGATGATGTTTTAATAAAAGAGTATGGAAACGGTGTTATTAGAAGTGAAAATGAAATAATTAGAATTCCAAGGTTTTCATTAAGTTCACCTAACTTAAATTATATTTTTGGTGGGGGAATTCCAAAGGGAAGAATCATTGAATTTTATGGAACTGAATCTGGTGGTAAAACTACACTGTCAACACTTATTGGTGCTGATATTCAAAAAAGGTATGGTGGATATGTTTTATTTGTTGATGCTGAAAATTCATTTGACTATGAATGGTCTAATAAACTAGGACTAAATACTAAACCAGAATTTTTTAAGCTAGCAACTGCTGATTCTGGAAACGATGCCTTAGATATTACTGAAAAGTATGCTGCAAGTGGAGTAGTAGATTTTATTATAGTAGACTCTGTTGCTGCATTAGTTCCAAAGGCAGAAATTGAGGGTGAATATGGTGATAGTAATATGGGCTTACAAGCTAGACTTATGAGCCAAGCCATGAGAAAATTAACTCCCATTTGTAAAAAAACTGGAACTACTATTGTATTCATAAATCAGATACGTTGCCTTGATAAAAATACTATTGTGTATACTTCTAATGGATATAAAAAAATAAAGGATATTGAAATTGGAAATAGTATTTTATATTCTGATAATACATTTACAACAGTAGTAGGAAAGTATAATAGTGTTCAGGATGGAATATGCATAAAGCCAAAATATAGATCATCTATTACTACTTCAAATAATCATATTCAACCAGTAATAAGAGATGGTATTTTACAAAATGTAAATGCTAGTGATCTTAAAGAAAAATCAGATTGGTTAGTTTCTCCTGTTATTGATTATAATATTAAAAAAGAATATGTAAATATTTCTTCAGTTATAGAAGAGTCCAAATTACTTATGGCTAATAATAGCAAAGAAATAAATATTCCTAAATTTATTGATGAAAAATTTGCTTTCTTTTTAGGATGCTATTATTCTGATGGCTCTATGGTTGAAGATAAAAGAGGAAATAATTGGAGAATTGCATTTGGAGAAAAAAATAAGAATAGAAATTTTCTAATACAAAGTGTAATAAAGACTATTTTTGGAGAAGAAGTTCTTAGTGTGTCTAATTATAATATTTCAATAAATAGAACACTTTTAGTTGAAGTTATGAAAAAATTAGGATGTAATCAATATGGCAAAAATAAAGTTATTCCACAATGCATACTTGAATCTTCAACTGATGTCATAAAGACATTTATTCGTGGAGCATTTTTTGATACTCATGGATATAAAAAATCTGGATTTATATTTACCAATGAAAATGATGAAGAAATAGAGATGTTTTCAAACATATTATATAGTATGGGAGTCTTTGTAGATATAAGAAAGTCAAAAAAGTCAACATATTTATATATTACTGGAAATGATGCAATTAAGTTTAGAGATTCTATTGGTTTTAGTGAAATAAAAAAAATTGAAAAAGCAAAAGAATTTATAGAATCTAATACAGCTAGAGGAAAATTTGATGTTGTTCCTTTTGAATATGTAAATAAATTGTTTGAATCTATTAAAGAATATGCTAGAAATGTTTCTTCTTTATCTTACTATGCTTCATTAAAAATGTGTTTACATAAAAGACTAAATTGTTCAAGAATACAATTATGTAAAATGATTGAAAATATACCAGAATTAAAAGATCATTATGATTTCTTAATGACTAATAGGTTTTCATTTATTGAAAAAATAGAAAAGGTAAAAGATAATGAATTTGTTGATATTCAAGTTGACAATAAGAATGAAACTTTTATAGCAAATATGGTTCTTACACATAACTGTAAAATTGGTGTTATGTTCGGAAATCCAGAATGTATTACGCCTGATACATTGATAGACATTGAATAAATTATTAGGAGGAAACAATAATGAAGGAAATTAAAACAAGAGTAAAAATAAGTGATTTATTTTTATCGCATGGTATAGACTATAAGGATATGCTTGAAAATGAAACACTAGATGTAAGTGATAAAAGTATTTATGTAAAAACATATAATGAAAAAACAAAAAAGAATGAACAAAAAAAAGTTCTTTCATTTATTAGAAAAAATGATACAGTAGTATATTCTATTGTAGATGAAAAAGGTACTATTATTTTTAAGGCAAGTCCTGAACATAAAGTAATGTATATGGATGAATGGAAGTCATTACAATATTTGTATGAAAATGAAGTTCCTATTATTTCTGTAACTAATGAAGAGTATCAAATTATAAAAACAAATGAAGTTCATCCAATACTTGATATTGAAGTTGAAGGCAATCATAATTATTATGCAAATGGAGTATTATCACATAATACAACTACTGGTGGAAATGGATTAAAATTTTATGCTTCTATTCGATGCGACATTAGAAGGGCAGAAGTTTTAGATGGAGTTGATAAAGATGATGATGTACTTGGAATCAAAACAAGAGTAAAATGTATCAAGAATAAAACTGCACAACCATTTAGAAAAGCAGAAATTGATATAAACTTTGAAAATGGTATTGATGTATTCAAAGAATATGTTGACTTTGCAGTCATGTTTAAGTACATTGATAAAGCTGGAGCATGGTATTCCTTTAAGAAGCACGATGGAACTATAGAAAAGTTAGGTCAAGGAAAAGATAATGTTTCTAAGTATCTATTGGAGAATAAAGAGATTTTTGATGAAATAAAGAAAAAGGTAGATAGTGAACTTAGAATTGATACAACTGGAATGATTGAAAATGGTCAAATAAAAGAAGCAGATGTACTTGACAAAAAGGAAAAGAGGAAGTACACTAAGAAGGAAGAAGATACAATTATATTAGAGCAAAAGGAGTAAGCATTTAACTTATCATGAAAGAGACAAAGTATAGAAATCGGATTCTTGAAGAAGTTGAAATTGATGATGGAATGCAAAAAGAAGCTTTCGATTCAAGCGAATACAGTGAATACCTATATGATGAGGATGATGAAAAAGTAAAGATTATAGAATATTAACATATAAGAAAATCCTCTTTACATGAGGGTTTTCTTTTTGTATCATAGGAGGATACAATGAGCGATTCAAATTCTCAAGGAAGTTCTAAGGGAATAGGTTTTAGTGGACTACTAACAATTCTATTCATTGCATTGAAGCTTACCAATGTCATTGATTGGGGATGGTTTTGGGTATTAAGCCCACTCATCTTTTCAGTTGGGTTAGTGCTTATTATTCTTGTGATTGTCTTTATTGCTGCAACTAAAAAGTAAGTATCTCCAATAGGTACAAAAATTTAATACTTACTGGAGATAAAAATGGCTTTAAGAGAATCTAAAGGAAATATGTATTCATTTATTACTCATACATGGAATACATGTAAAGGTCGATGTTTACATGATTGTTCGTACTGCTATATGAAAAGATTTGGAAATTTGAAAGATGTTCGATTTGATGAAAAGGAATTGAAAACAGATTTAGGGCATAATAATTTTATTTTTATAGGATCATCATGCGATATGTTTGCAGAAAATATACCAAATGAATGGATTGAGAAAACATTAAGTTATGTTAAGACTTATTCTAATAAATATTTCTTTCAATCAAAAAATCCTTCTAAAATATTAAACTATGAACATATACTTCCAGAATATTCTTCTGTATGTACTACTATTGAAACAAATAGATTTTATGAAGATATAATGAATAATTCTCCTCATCCAATGGTAAGAATGATAGCAATGGATTTGATTCATAGGCCAAAATATGTTACCATTGAACCTATAATGGATTTTGATTTAGATGAAATGATACATTTAATAAAAAAATGTCATCCAATGCAAGTTAATATTGGTGCTGATTCAGGAAATAATAATTTACCTGAACCTTCAAAAGAAAAAGTTCTAGAGCTTATAGAAGCATTAAAGGAATTTACTATTATTCATAATAAAAATAATCTAGGAAGGTTATTGGATTGAAAGCAATAATAGCTGGTGGTAGAGATTTTATAGATGATGTAAACCATAAAAAATGGTTAATAGATATTATAATTAAAGAAGATATAAATGAGATAGTTTGTGGCATGGCTCGCGGTGCTGATATGTATGGATATAAAGTAGGGAAAGAATTAGGATTATCTATTAAAGAATTTCCTGCCTTATGGGATAAATATGGTAAAAGTGCTGGATATAGAAGAAATGTTGAAATGGCTAACTATGCTGATATATGTATTTTGATCCCTGGAGGAAAAGGAACTAAACATATGGAAAATATAGCTAGAGAAAAAAAACTACTAATATTCAAATGGGGAGAAAATTAAGTGTTAGAAATAAAGAATACAGCATTAAAAGGTAGTTGGAAAGATGTTTTTAATTCAGCAAGAACAACAATAGGATTAGAAGAAACAAATAAAAATATTTCTGATGAATGGAAAAAAAGAATATTACTTGCAGAACATTCTCCAATTAGACAACTTATTTATAAGTGGAAGTGGTATAATTTACCTTATTGGGTATCTGTTCATTTTGTAAGACATTGGTTAGGAATTCTTCATTTTGTAAAATCACAAAGAGATGATAGGAGAAAAAATGAAGATAGTGATATTTCCAGAAATAATTTTTTACAAAGCAGTCCAGTAAATCATGAGTGTGAGGCAAATATTCAGTCCTTAATAAATATTTCCAGAAAAAGATTATGTTTTCAGGCTTCAAAGGAAACAAGAAATGCTTGGATTATGGTAGTTGAAGAAATTAAAAAAATTGATTCAGTAAGTGCTTCCGTTTTAGTTCCAGAATGTATTTATAGAGGATTTTGTCCTGAAATGAAAACATGCGGATACTGTAAAACAGAAGAATATTTAGTCTTATTAGAGAAATATAGAAAAATATGAAAAATTATTATGGGATTATTTATTGTGCAACAAATAAAATCACATCGCACAAATACATAGGAAAAACAAAATATTCATTAAAAGACAGAAAAAGAATGCATGAAAACTTTAATATTAAAAAACTCCTATACTTTCAAAAAATTTTGTTAGAGTATGGAAAAGATAACTTTGAATGGAGCATTTTAGATTATGGATACTCAAAAGAAGACTTAGAAAATAAAGAAATATATTGGATAAAAACGTACCATACTTTTTGTTGTGATCCAGATTTTAATGGTGGATATAATAAAACAAGTGGAGGAAATAAAGCCAACACTATGGAAATTTTTTCTGAAGAAGCAAAAAAAGAAATAAGAAAAAAAATATCTCGTTCTCTTTTTGAAACAAATGAAAATAAAAGAAAAAATGGTATTTTACCATATGCTAGACATGATAATAGAAATCCCATGTATGGTAAAGAACATAGTTTTAACACAAAAGAAAAAATAATCAAAGCTGTTAAAAACTATTGGAAAAGTAGAGATAGGAATTCTAAAGAATATTTAGAATATATGAAAAAGAGATTAAAATCTATAGGAAATAAATTAGCAAACGGTAATAATCCAATGGCTATTCAGGTTCAATGTATTGAAACAAATGAAATATTTGAGACAGCAAGCCTTGGAGCAGAAAAAATGTATGGTAATAAAAAGTTTTATAGAAATATAATGTATTCAACAAAAAATGGAAATAAAACTAAAGGATATACTTGGAGAATACATAATGAAAAAGAAACATAAACTGTTAATTGATTTTATGATTGATAATGGAGAACTTAATAATTTAACTAATGAACAATGCTTTGTATTAGGTTATGAAATGTCTAGTGCAATTCGTGATATTAAAAAAGGAACTAAAGAATATATTATTCATAGTAAAAATGATAAGATAATAGGAAAAGCAATTGAAAAGTTTAATATTCATTATTCAAGGGAATGGTTAGATAAAAATTGGGTAACGTTAACACCACTATATATAAAAGGAAAAAATAATGAGTAATAATGAAAAAGATTATCAGGATGAATTATATGATGTAGCAAGTAAGCTAGCAGTAGATATAAGGAATGAATGGGCACTTGAAGAATCAGTAAATAATCTTTATGCTACGTTATTATATGTTTATAATATGAAAGGAGAAATCTAATTGAAAAATAAAAAATCGTTTTATGAGTTTCTTTCTATTATGGAAGATAAAAAACAAAGAGTAAATGAAAAATGGAAGAATCATTATATGAAATATCTACCATTATCATTAAGTGATGAATGGACTCAAGAGCATTTAGGAGATTGTACTAAAGACCCATGCCCATGTACTTTATGTGTAACAGAAACATTACTTAGAGATTATAGGGAATATTTTTTTGATACCTATACTTGGTGTATTGATGAACTTCCTGAAGAAATGAAAAATGTTGAAGTAATAGATGAAATGGATAAAAAATACTATGCTTATTATAATAAAGAATGGAGAACTACAGTAGGTGGATATGGACTAATTATCAATGCAATTAAATGGAAATATAGAGAGGAGAATAAAGAATGAGCAATTTACAATTGAATATTGACGAGGAAAGAATTCTTCAATTAAGTTGTAATGAGAATAGCATGAAAGTATATATTAAATATAAAGATGAAAATATAAAGATGCAAGAAATAATATTAAGTGGAGAGCAAGCTAGATATTTAGCTCAATACATATTATATAATATTCCAGATAATAGCATAGGAGAATAATTAAGTGTTTGATATTTTAGCATTTCTAAAAATAGTTTCTATACCTTTACTTGTTATAGAATTTTTATCGATTTTATATTTAGGAGTATCTATTATAATATCTTTATTTTTTACTAAGGATGAAGAAACAGAAGAACCTATAAAAGTGGATCATTGGATATACTTACATACTTTTTTGTTTAGCATTTTTTTAGCACTTATACTAATATAGTCTATGACACTAAGCACTTCATTTTTAGACTTTCCTTCTCCTTCAGGAATAGCAGTAATTTTATTTTTTGAAGGATGTGATTTTTCATGCCCCAATTGCCAAAATAAATATTTACAAAAACATGGTGATAATTCTATACTACTATCAACACTATATGATCATATTATATCTTATAGTATAAAAAATTATGCAAAACAAATAGTTTTTTCTGGGGGCGATCCTCTATCTACTAGAAATAGAAATACTTGTTTTGAAATTCTTCATTTTCTTAATAAACACGAATATAAGATATGTATATATACTGGATATTCTATAGATGAAATAAAAAAATTTGACAATGAAATACCACTTTATACATATATTAAATGTGGAATATATGATGAATCTAAAAAACAGGAGTCAAAAAAAACAGATGAATACATTTCCCTAGCTTCTACTAATCAAGAGTTGTATTATAAAACTTCTTTCGGATTAAACAAAATAAGTAAAAACGGAATATATTATTTTAATAAGGGTAAAATATGGACATAACAAGCATTTTTAACGAAGACGCTTCAACAGGAAGAACAATTAGAAACATTAAAAAATCATTAGAATATTCTCTTAAAGAAAAATATGGAATAGAAGATCAAGAGATAATCAATAGTATGATGAATGTTCATGGTTTATCAAAAGATAAATTTGATATTGTGTCTAATGTAGAAAAAATTATTGCTTCTCATATAAACGATAGTAGTATTGATGCAAATTCAAATAAAAATACAAAAACAGTAGAAAGCACTTTTCAGGAAACATTTTTACCTTTTAAGAAAGCAATAGGATATGATTATCTTTATAGAATAATGAAAGAAATGTATGGAAAAAAAGAAGCAAAAAGACTTGCTGGTGAAATGTATGATATGTCTTTAGTTATAGCAGATTCAACATCATTACTTAGACCCTATTGCTATGCTATGAATGCTCAATTTATAAATGTTGAAGGAAGAAAATGGGGAACATTATTTTCTAAACCAGCTAAAAGATTATCATCATATATTTCTGCATTGTGTGAAACCGTACATGAGATGAGTAATGAAATGGCAGGGGCTTGCTTACATAAAAGTCAAGAGCTAATATATAAAAAAAATAATAAAATATATTCGACAAAAATAGAAGATATAATAAAAGAATATACTCTTAATAATAAATATAGCAACTATCAGGGAGAATGGGAATATTCCAATGTTGAAAATTTAGATGTTTTAGAAAATGAAGGAAACTTTGTTAAAGTTAATAAAATAATGAGAAGAAAATATAATGATGACATATATGAAATAAAAACAAAATCAGGAAAATCAGTTCGTGTAAGTAAGGATCATATTTTTAAGGTCTTATTTAAGGGAAGAGAAATAGAAGTAAAAGCAAAGGATTTACAATTATATGATACTGTTTTTAATACTCAAATTTATGGGCTTCCTATAAATAAAGAGTCTCAAGACTATAAAGATGGCCAATTTTATGGAATTTTGGCAGGAGATGGAGAAATTACTCCTAAATACTGTAATAGGGTTGCAATAAATTATAAGCAGAAATTTATTGCTGATTTTTTAGACGATTACTTAGTAGATAGTAATAAAACTCTATTAGATGGAAATGGTTGTTTTTCATATAATATATATGGAAAAGATATTTGTAATAAAATAAAAGAAACATTTAATGGATCATACTGTTATGATAAAGAATTAAAAAATATTGAAGAAAAGTCTTTAGATTTTTTAGTTGGCTTTTTAGATGGTATATTAGTTACTGATGGTGCATATAATAATTCAATTAACATTGGTCTAGTAAATAAAAAGCTAATTGATAATATTAAAACAATTCTTAAAAAAATAAATATTCAATATTCAGAAAGGACTATTGGAGAAAATAAAGAAAAAAATAAAAAAGAAATGTACTTTCTCAATATTCCATATAAAGCAACTCAATTTTTATCATTAACAAATTGTAAAATAAATAAAACTAAAAATGATAAAAGTTTTGGATTTGATATTCCTTATTATGGAAATCAGGCTTTTTCTCACTCTAGTAGTTTATGGACATCAAATAAATGTAAAACATATGGTGAAAGAGATATAATAAATCATTCCCCAATTACAGATGTGATTATAGAAATAAATATGTTTTCTAATGATTCTGAATATGTTTATGAAATTGAAACAGAATCACATTGGTATTCTGTTGGTGGTTTATTGACACACAATTGTGCTATTTCAACATTTTTCTTTGATAGTTTTCATGTTCTTCAATTAAAAGAGAACATTTCTCTTAATGAAATAAGAGAAAATAAAACTATTAGAAAATATATAGAAAACGAATTTCAGCAATTTGTTCATAGTGTAAATCACTTATCAAGGAATGCATCTGAAAGCCCATTTACTAATTTATCTATTTTTGATTCTGTAAAACTTAGGTACATGATTGAAGAAATGAAGTGGTATTTTGGAGAATTTGATACTGACTATGTAATTGACTATGTAATGGAGCTTCAAAAAATATTTATTGAATTTTTTGATAAGGGCGATCCAGAAGCCAATGGTAGGCCCTATAGATTTCCAGTCATAACAATATGCTTTTCTAAAAAGGTAAATGGAACTGATAAAATAGAGGATAAAAAGTTTCTTGATTATGTTTCAAAAAAAGATGTTTATAGATATAATATATTTGTAAGTGAGGGAACAAAAATTGCATCGTGCTGTCGTCTTATCTCTGATACTGAAATGATGGATATGGCTTCAAGTGTAAATTCTTTTGGTGGTTCAGGAATTTCAATGGGAAGCCATAGAGTTGTAACTATTGATTTTACCAGAATTGCATTAGAATCTAAAACTATAGAAGATTATTATAATTTAATTAAAGAAAGAACTGAATCAACTACTAAAATTCTTAAAGCACATAAACATCTTATTGAAACATTAGCAGAAAGGGGGCTTCAAAAGTTTATTACTAATGGTATTATTTCAATGAAAAGAATGTTTTCAACATATGGAATAATTGGTTTAGTGGAAGCAGAAGAAATTCTTAAAAAGAAATTTGGAGATGATGACACAATATCTAATTCTCTTATTCTTCTTAATGATTTAGCTAAAGAGTTTTCAAAAAAATATGAAGTTATTATAAATATTGAACAAATTCCGGCTGAAACAGTTGCACAAAGATCATTAGTATCTGATAGAATAATATTTAGTAATAGTGAATACCTTAAAGATTATCACTTATTTTCTAATCAATTTGTTCCTTTATGGAAAGAGGCAACAATATATGAAAGACTTGAAGCTGATGGAAAATATAATAGGCTAATAACTGGCGGTGGTATTGTTCATGCTCAAATAGGAGAAAAAGTAACACCTACACAAGCAAAAGAAATTATAAACTATGCAGTAGAATGTGGATGTGAACACTTTGCATTAAATTCTGTTTATTCTCAATGTAAAAATAATCATAATCACTTTGGAAAGCTAAAAATATGCCCTACATGTAATGAAGAAATTGTTGAGTATTTTACTAGAGTTGTAGGATTTTTTGTTCCAGTATCTTCTTGGATTAAAGAAAGAAGAGAATGGGAGTTTGATGAAAGGAAATTTATATAAATGCCAATAGTAAAATCAAATGCAATTTTTCTAAATGAAGTTTTATCAATATATGGGGATAAATATGATTTATCTAAAGTCAAATATACTGGAAAAAATGAAAAAGTAATAGTTGGATGCAAGGTACATGGTTTTTTTGAATTAGCTGCAAAGTATATCATAAATAAAAATAGAATGGTTAAAGAAATTTGTGAAATATGTAGAAGTGAGCTTATAAAAGAAAAGTTGAAAAAACCAATTAGTGTTTTTATAGATGAAGCTAATAAGATTCATTTTAATAAATATTTATATGATTGTACAACATATACTAATAATAAAACAAAAGTATGTATTATATGTAAAGAACATGGAGAATTTTATCAAACACCAAAAGATCATCTAAATGGAAAGGGATGTCCTAAGTGTGGGTCTGAAATGAGAAGAAAATACTTTTCCTCCAATTCAGAAGAATTTATAGAGAAATCTAAAAAACGATTTAAAGATAGGTTTTTATATGATAATGTAAAATACTATAATAGCTCTACTAAATTGGAACTAATATGTAAAGATCATGGTTCGTTTTTTATAACACCAGAAAATCATTTAAGCAAGCAATCAAATGGGGGATGCGTTCGATGCAAGTCAAGTGGTGGGGAAAATATTATTCAAGATGCTTTGGATAGGTTTAATATTCCATACATTAAAGAGTTTAGTACAGAAATGTGTTCTATACAAAGGCCACTTAAATTTGATTTTGCTATTTGTGATAATGATATGATTTACGCTTTTATTGAATATGATGGGGAGCAACACTATAGAGATGTTTTTTTTGATGGTAAAATTTCACGGTATAAATATACTTGGTTCTGCGATGAATATAAAAAGGACTTTTGTATGACAAATAATATTCCTATATTTAGATTTAATTATAAGATGGATAAAAACCAAATAGTTTGTTTACTATTAAAGTATATTGATTCCTTTGCTCTTGAGTATCCAATTCATATTAGTGAACTGATTGAATCAAAAAATAAGGAAGTATATACAAAATTGGCTACCCTATGCTATATGTTTCCAATGAAAATAGAAGATTTTACTGGTACAGTGCAGGCTGAAGGCACATTTGAAGAATGCACTAAGGAAGAATATGATAGGCTTATAGGCTATGTAAAAGATATTGATTTAACTAAAGTAAGGGAAGAAGAAGATAATACTGATTTGAAAGGTGAACTTGCTTGTAGTGGTGGAGCATGTGAAATAAAATGATGAATTTATATAGTGCTACTTTTTATTATCCTCAAGAAAAGGATAAAATTATTTCTCAATTAGTAATACAAGGTGGGCATGTGTATGATAATCTGATAGTTGTAAATAGTTATAATGATTGGAATCAAAAAAATGGTGAAAAATATGCTATATTATATCATGCAGAAAAAGAATTATCATATGAGGAACTTAGTTAAAATATGAAAAAGTTCATACTTTATGCTATTAGGTGGCAATTATCTACACCTATACTTTGGGGAGTATTAAGTTTATTTCCTTTACTTGGAATTACTGATAGTTTAGTAAATACTATTATAGCTAATTTAATTGGAGCAAGCATATTCTTTTTTATAGATAAGAAGATATTTAAGGAGAAAAAATTATGAAAGTATTTTTAGGCGGAACATGCAATAATTCAACTTGGAGAGAAGAACTAAAACCATTACTTCAAATAGATTATTTTGATCCAGTTGTAAAAAACTGGACTTCTGAAATGCAAAAAGAAGAAATTAAGCAAAGAAGAATATGTGATTATGTTTTATACTGTATTACTAAAGAAATGAAAGGTGTATATAGTATTGCAGAAGTAGTTGATGATTCAAATAAAAGACCAGAAAAAACATTATTTTGTGTATTAGAAAAAGGATTTGATGAAGCAGAAATTAGATCATTAAATGCTGTTAAAAAATTAGTAATTAGAAATGGTGCTAAGAGCTTTTCTAGTTTATCATCAGTAGCAATATTTCTTAATGAAAAGGTAAAATAATAAATGTTATTATTAAATGGTGATTGTTTAGAAGAAATGAAAAAACTTGAAGATAATTCAGTTGATTCTATAGTTACCGATCCTCCTTATGGTTTAGGAAAAGAACCTGATATAAGAGAAGTAATGAGTAATTGGATTGAAAAAGATTTTCATAAAGAATATGGTGGCGGATTTATGGGGAAAGAATGGGATAGTTTTGTTCCTTCACCTATTTACTGGAAAGAGTGTTTAAGAGTATTGAAACCGGGAGGACATATACTTTGTTTTGCTGGAACTAGAACACAAGATTTAATGAGTATATCATTAAGGTTTGCAGGGTTTGAAATAAGAGATACTATTATGTTCGTGCATGCTCAAGGATTTCCTAAAAGTTTAAATATTGGACTTGAAATTGAAAAAAAATTATCTGATAATCCTATTCAAAAAATAGAAAGAATTAGAGAAGATGGAAGAACAACAGGAAATAGAAATACTAGTTGTTCTTTTAATCATTCCCCTATAAATCTAGCATACCCTGAAATAAAACTAGATTTAGCAAAACAATATGAAGGATTTGGAACTGGTTTGAAGCCAGCATATGAGCCAATTATTATTGCAAGAAAGAAAATTTCAGAATCTACTATAGTTGAAAATGTATTGAAGTATGGATGTGGAGGCATTAACATTGATGGGTGTCGTATAAATTTTGAAAGTGATGAAGATAAAGAATCAGCAAAGCCTCAAGGAAGATGTACTTCAAAGGTAGGAGCTTTAGCTGGTGGTATTGAAAATGAAAGGGAAAGAACTTCATTTGAAGGAAAAGCAAGTGATAATACTAAAGGAAGATGGCCTAGTAATTTTATGCATGATGGAAGTGAAGAAGTAATGCAATTGTTTCCTCATACTAAAAGTGGGGCAATTAAAAAACATCATATTTTTCATGAAAGTGAAAACAATTGTATGAGTGGAAAAAATTATGAAAGAACTCCTAAAAAAGAATATAGTGGAGATGATGGAAGTGCCGCTAGATTTTTTTATTGCAGTAAAGCTAGTCAAAAAGATAGGAATGAGGGATGTGAAAAATTTGAAAAAGGTAATAATCATGTTACTGTAAAACCAACTTCTTTGATGCGCTACTTAGTAAGACTAGTTACTCCACCTAAAGGAATCGTTTTCGACCCCTTTATGGGAAGTGGTTCTACTGGAAAAGCAGCAGTCTATGAAGGATTTGATTTTATAGGAATTGAAAAGGAAAAAGAATATTTTGAAATTGCTAAAGCAAGAATTGATTTTGCTACTAAAGAAAAAGATAAAGAATTATTCTAGAAGGAAAATAATATGGTAGATAAACTATTTCAGTCATGTTTAGAAAGTGATTGGCTAACTTTTGGAAATAATACTCAAGTAAGGTTTTCTGATCTAGATAATAACTTGATTGTTTCATTTCAAGGTTCAGTAGAAAAAAGTGATTGGAAATATAATTTTGATTTTCCAGCAATACCATACAAAGATATGAAAGATAAGTGGCATGTTCATAGAGGATTTCTTAAAGCTTGGAAACTTGCACAGGATGAATTTATAATTGAACTTAATAAAAGATTACTTGAAAAAGAATATATGTCCATTATTGTGTGTGGATATTCTCATGGAGGGCCTTTAGCAATTTTAGCAAGTGAAGATATTAGATTTAGAAAATATAAAATTGAATGTAAATGTGTAATATTTGGTTCACCTAGACTTGTATGGGGAAGAGCTTCTAAAGAAGTGAAAGAAAGACTTCATTGTTATAGTATAAAAAATAATGGTGATATAGTTACTATGATACCATTTAAGTTTTTAGGATATAAGGATGATGAACCATTTAATATTACATTAGGTAGAAATAGATTTCCAAGTCATTTTCCTCATTATCAAAATGAATATATTAAAAATATAGAAAGTTCTCAAGACCTTATTGATGTATTAGGAATTATAAATGCTCCATAAAGCTTATTATGTTCATTTAATGAGAATTACAAAAAGAAATTTCTTTGATCATATCTATTCAAAGAAGTTTTGGAAATATCTTTATCATAAAGACTCATTATATCTGTCTAGAACATTTCCTAATATAATAAAGACTCCTGAAAAACTTAATTCTTATATATCATATCTTCTATATAGTGATATAAAATCAAATATATGGAAAGAGACTTGGAGCATAATAAAATATTGTCCTAAACTTATATGTAAACTTCCTAGAGTAATACAGAAACTTTTTTCTTTGAAAAGACTTGACAATGATTCTCTTTATATAGTATCATATAGTATAGGAGGAAGCATAAAGAGGAAGAGTGAAAAGAAGCAAAGTTTTTTTAGGTTTCTGAATCATGTGAAAATTTCTTATACTAATATTAAGAAAATTGTAATTGATGTTGATGTAAATAATATTGATGAGATTCAGTTTTATAAAGCATTTTATTTTGAAGTAGAAAAAAAGATGTCCATAGGAAAATATTCATTCTTTAGAATGATCAAGGAATTATAAAAGTGAAGAAAAGTACAAAATTGTTTTTAGCTGGTGTTTTATCTTACTCTGCAATTTTAAGTATATCGCAGGATATTTATGGATTAGAAAGATATATTGTTTATATAAGGGAAAATTGGATAGATTCAAGTATTACAATTCCATTAGCATTATTTATGCTAACAGTTTCATTCATCCTTTGGAAGATGAATAGATACGAATAAGAGAGGAAATAAGAAGATGAGTATTAACTGCACAGAAGAGCAATCAGATAACATTACTGCCCAATTTAAGGCTATTTATTCAGTAGAAGATGAGATTAAGATTCAAAGACAAGGAATTAAAAGTTCATTTGATACAATCTTTGGAATTTTAGGGCTTGATAAAAAAGATAAGGCAGAAAAGAAAGCAGTAAAGAGAGTATATAAAGACTGGAAAACTTATCATGAAGATTCTGTTGATCCTCAATCAGATGTAGTTACACTCTTTGAAATGATAAAGGATAAATAAGAATGAAACATCATTTTTATAAGATTCATGCTCATGAAGGATATAGTTTTACTAATAGTGATTCACTTAAAACAAAATGTGAAGTTGTAAAGATTCTATCAAATGAATATGCAATCATTGACTATAAGAATAAAAAATTTGAAGGAAGAAAACTTAATAGTATAAAAGCTATTGAAGACCATAGAGTTAAATTTAAGGATTACTATAAAGGTTTATCCGATATAAGAAAGAAGAAACAAAATTGACAATACATTTTACTCATTCAGATTTAGATGGAGTAGGTTCACTCATAGTTAATAAATATTTGAATATAAAGCATGATAAAGTATATATACTTAATTATCCTGATATTACAAATAAAAGCGGAGAATTTATATTTCCTAATAATTATGAACTGCATGAAGATGATCATATTTTATTTACTGATATTTCTGTAAATAAAGAATTTTATGAATATATAGAATCTATTGGATGTAAGTTTAATATTTTTGATCATCATAAGGATACTAAGGAAATAGAGCATAAAGAAAATGTATGGTTTGATGAAAGTATTTGTGGAACACAAATATATTATGATTATGTAATGGATAAAAGAAGAAGACCTTTATACTTAGATCAGCTTGTAGAACTAATAAATACTTATGATTTGTTTTTAGATGAACATCCATTATGGATTAAAGCGCAAGAATTAAATGATGTTTTTTTTGGAATGAAATCATTTTATAAAAAGCATTATGAGTCAGTAGAATTTTTTGTTGAATATCAACTTAAGAAAAATACAAATGGAGAATACTACTTTACTGAATTTGAAAATACAAAAATAGAAAATGCGAAAGAAAAGAAAGCTAAACTATTAGGAGAAGCAAAGTTAGTTCTTAAAAAAAGAATAGATGAAAATGGAAATAAATTTGGTGTTACTATGTCAAGTTCAAAAATATCTTATATTGCTAAAGAAATACTTGAAGAAGAATCACTTGATTATATTTATGTAATAAATACATATCGAGGAGTAAATGGACAAGTTTCATTAAGGATACATAAACAATCAGAATTAAACGCAAGTGAATTTGAAGGATTTAGTGGACATGAAAAAGCTGCTGGTGGAGAATTTGATAAAAATTCACTAATTCAGTTTTATCAACTTGATGGAAGGAAAAAAATAAGTTAGTATATAATACTAATACAATACAAAGGAGAAATAAATGATAACAGTAGAAAATTCAAAGAGCAAAGAAGAAGTATGTGAAATGATAAAGTATATAAGTGAGCTTATGCATTTTCATTTTGATAGAAATGAATTTGTGAAAAGGTTTGATTCTTATTTAATTAAAAATATTGAATCTATAAAAAGACTACCGCAGGAATTAGGATATAAAATATATGATGAAATTAAGGAAAATGGATTAACTTATCTGTTTAAAGGTGTTATTAAGTCCACAAGTGTTTTATTTAAGTTTACAAAAGAGGAATTAGAATTTATATATTTGGGAATTTCATATGCATTAAATATAGGAGAAAAATAATATGGAATTAAGAGAATTTGATTATTCAAAAGATGGAATTGAAGTAAGGAAAAAAGAAGTATGGATATTTAATGAAGATGAAAGTTATCTTTCTGGACTAGAAACATATTTACTTGATCTAGAAGAAAAAGAAGAAGTTTTATGTTTACTTAGGGATAAAATTCTAGTTGAAGATGAAGATGATACTAATTTCAAAATAGCAATGAAGCCTTATATGAAGGCATGGCGAAAATTCAAAAAGGAAAAAATTGTAGTTCCAAAAATTGAAGAGGAAAAGGGAGAAACAAAAAAATGAAAGAATCTTTACTAAGTGATTATCTAGACTATCTTAATGACTATTTAACAAATTTTGACTATTCTAATATTGATGGATTTGCAGAAGAACATAATTTAAGTGAAAGAGACATTGAAGAACTTTTATCATTACCTATTTCAGTAACAGTTGATGATACTATTTATGACAATTTAGAAGAAGATAATGAAGATGACTATGATGGATATGATGAAGATGACTATGATGATGACGAATACGATGATGAAGAAGAAGATAACTACGGCTATTAGATTAAAAAGGCCCTCTAATATGAGGGCCTAAAATATTGTTTCTAAAACAGTAATATTATTTACAGAATAGTATATTGAATAGTCACTTGTTTGATCATGAAAATACTCTCGAATTTTTTCTTTTGCTTCATTTGCATCCTTAGCTATAACTAATCTATATTCTTTACAATCTTCTCCTTTATAACTACCATAGTGTGTTACTTCATATTCTACATTTGCTAAAAATATCATATTAAAATTTCTCCAATTCTTTTTGTATAACTAAAACATCAGGAGAAGAAGGACTATAAATTCTGCCATTCTTCTGTATAATGTAATTATGAAGCATTCTTCCTAGAAGGAAACTAGAAACTTGTGAAGCAGTTGAAAATTTATATATTTTTTTCTTATTTCTAATATCCATAATTTTGTATATATTTTCTTCACAATCAGGAAGAGGACAATTTTTTGGAATTTCAACATTATCAACATCTTTAAATGTTAAGAAAAATCCATTGCCAAATGCACATTTCCATGCAGCATCATTAAAAAATGTGCATTCATTGCATCGATCTATAGTTAGAAGCTTTTTCATGTTATTCTCCTTTCAAGTCTATGATTAAACATTCGGCTTCATAAATAGATTTACAGATATTACAGCTATTAATTCCTTCACATGGATAATCAGAGTTGCTATTAACATGATCGTGTTCCAAACGTGCCTTTTCAGTAATATCTTCCAAAACCTTCAAAATTTTTTCCTTATTCATTACATTTCTCCTTTTCTCGAAATCTGCATATAGTATAACATATAATTTATATTTTGTCAAGAGAAAGTTTTAACTATTTTTTAGTATGAAAAAGTATACTATTTTTTTTCTTAAAATCTACTTGACAAACATATCTTTCTTATATATACTCTTAGTTAAGAAAGGTACTATATGCTGAAAGAAAAAGCAATAGAAATAGTGAAAGCTATACAATCTCATGGTAAGCAAGCTGTTTTTGCTGGAGGCTGTGTAAGGGATATGATTCTCAATCAAATTCCTCATGATTATGATATTGCTACGAATGCAAAACCAGAAGAAATTGAATCATACTTTAATAAGACTATACCAATCGGTAAAGCATTTGGAATTATCACTGTTGAAGAAGATGGTGATTTTTTTGAAGTTGCTACCTTTAGAAATGATGGAATCTACGAAGATAATAGACATCCTTCAAGTATAGAATTTTCTTCAATGGAAGAAGATGCTAAAAGAAGAGATTTTACTATCAATGGCATGTTTTTTGATCCTTGTAATAATAAACTCTATGACTTTGTAGGTGGAAAAGAAGATATTGAAAAGAAGATAATTAGGTTTATCGGGAATGCTGAAGATAGAATAAAAGAAGATGCTCTTAGAATTATGAGAGCATTTAGATTTTCAGCAAAGATAGGATTTGAAATAGACAATGATTCACTCTTATCTATTAAGAAGCATATTGGTTTACTTAAGAATGTTTCTATAGAAAGAATAAGGGAAGAATTAGGAAAAATACTTATACTTCCTTTTACTCTTAAAGTATTAAATCTCATGCAGGAAGTAGGATTCTTTAAAGAAATTTTACCAGAAGTTGATGTATTGAAAGGATGTGAACAAAACCAGAAATTTCATCCAGAAGGGGATGTATGGAATCATACTATCTTAGCATTAGAGAATCTTCAAAAGAAAACTATAGTAACTGTTTTTTCTACTCTTTTTCATGACATTGGAAAACCTTTAACCATATCAGTGGATGATAAAGGAATTATTCATAATTATGGACATGAATTTGAAGGAGTTAAAATAGTATTACAAATTCTTACTAGAATGAAATTCTCCAATGCTGAAATAAATTATATTACTGGTATAATTTATGACCATATGGCTATACGGCAAGTAACTAAAATGAAAAATTCCACTTTTCTTAAATATGCAAGAAAAGAATATTTTGATGATTTGCTTGAAGTTTCAAAAGCTGATTCACTATCTTCAGGTGGAAGTATAGATTATATTGAATATGCTCTTAAAAGAAAGGAAAGATTACTCACGCAGAAGAGAGATAAGATATCAGGAAAATATCTTATTGATATGGGATTAAAACCAGGAAAGGTTTTTCAGGTT